AGGGATTTCGATTCCGCCGAGCATGCGGAAGCTGCACACAACCGTGGGGTGGCCGCGGGTTGCGGTGGATGCGCTGGATATGCGGTTGCACGTCGACGGGTTCCGTTTCCCGGGGTCGCAGGACACGGACGCGGATCTCGACGACATTTGGTTGGAGAACGACCTCGACGCCGAACACAGCCTGGCGCACCTGGATGCACTGGTGTTTGGGCGCGCGTTCGTGTGCGTCGGTTCGCCGCCCGATCCGGGCGACGCTCCGCTGATTACGGTGGAGTCGCCGCTGGATATCGCGGTGGAGTGGGATGCGCGTACCCGGTCGATGACGGCCGCGCTGCGGATGTTCGGGCCGGCGAATGCACGCATGGCGACGCTGTACCTGCCCAATGAGACGGTCTCGCTGGCGCAGGGCACGAACGGCTGGAGCGTGGAGGAGCGGGATCAGCACCGGCTTGGCCGCTGCCTCATCACGCGGATCACGAACCGGCCGCGGTCGTTTCAGCGTCACGGCGCGTCGGAGATCACCCCGGAGATCATGTCGCTCACGGATGCGGCGTGCCGGACCCTCCTCGGCCTTGCGGTCGCCGGGGAGTTCTATTCGGCGCCGCAGCGGTACGTCTTGGGTGCCGCCGAGTCGTCCTTCCAGGACGCGCAGGGCAATGTCAAGAGCGCGTGGGAGACGTACCTGGGGCGCGTTCTGGCGCTCGAGCGGGACGAGGATGGGCAGCTCCCTTCCGTGGGGCAGTTCAACGCTTACAACCCGGCCGTGTACACCGAAGTCCTTGCCAGCTACGCGCAGCGCATGTCCAGCCTGACTGGCCTTCCGCCGCACATTCTCGGGTTCGCCACGGCCAACCCGACGTCGGCGGATGCGATCCGGTCCGCCGAGATGGAGCTCACCCGTCGCGCCGACGCGAAGACCGTCTTGTTTGGCAAGGGATGGCGCGACGCCATGAGGTTGGCGCTCATGGTGCGGGATGGGTCCGAGCCGGCCGATGCGTCCCGCTTGTCCGCGGTGTGGGCTTCTACGGCGACGCCAACCATCGGCGCCACGACCGACGCCGTTTTCAAACAAATTCAGGCGGGTTATTTGCCGGCCACGAGCGATGTGGTGGGCGAAGTGCTTGGTTATGACACCTCGCAGCGTGCCCGCATCGAGGCCGACCGGCAGCGTGACCAGGGCTCCACCTTCCTCGCGGAGATCGCGCACAGCCTGACGGCGAAAGACATGCGCACCGACAACGCGCTCGCGCGCAGTAACCAGCAGCCAGCTAGTACGAGTTCCCCGGCCGCTCCCCCAGTCCAGCCGTGAACTGGGGTCTCGCGCACCGGGAACAGGAGCGGCAGGGCGTGATTACGCGCCTCCTGAGCCGCTCCCTGGCCCGCGCGTGGGGCGTTCTGGACGTCAACGACATGCAGGGCACCATGCCCAAGTTCCGGCTCGCTGTGGCCGGGCTCGTGGATCGATTCTCGCTGTCCTCGGCCACGTCGGCGGCGGACTACTACCACCGGCAACGCGAGGACGCCGGTATCCGCGGCCGGTACCTCCCCGCGCCGGCCCCGGCGCCGTCGCTGGACGAGATCGGCAAGCAGCTGGACTGGGCGACGCAGGACCTCACGGCACCCCTGGTGGCCGTACAGGAAGCCCTCGCGTCCGCGGAGAAGGCCGTCGCTGGGGTGTCGCAGAAGTTGGTCGTGGACCGCGGGCGAGACACCATCACCAACGCTGTCAACGACGACCGCCACGCGTATGGCTGGTCGCGTGTCGCGCAGCCGGATGCCTGCTACTTCTGCGCGATCCTCGCCACCCGCGGCCCGGTCTACAAGTCGCGCGAGGTGTTCGCCGCGAGCAACGCCAAGTTCCACGGTGTCGGCGAGATCAAGGTGCACAACAACTGCCACTGCATCCCCGTGCCTTTGTTCAGCGAGCACTACGAGGCGCCGGACTACGTGCAGGAATGGCTGCGCATCTACTACCAGGCCAAGCGTGGCGCCCGCCGTGGACAGTCGGACCTCAACGCGTTCCGCGCCGCGCTGAACGCGCGCCGTCAGCCCAGCTGACCCCTGTTTCTCCGTCGCCTGGAGCGACGGTTCGCACCATCCCACACATGTCCCTGGAGGACGCATGTCCGAAACCGCGGCTGAAAGTCAGGCTCAGGTAGCTACGGAGCCTGCCGGAGATGCCGTGACGGCCGAGGCGGAGACGCCGAAGTCGAACGTGAAACGCTCGCTGGACGACCTTCTCGCGGACCTTCCTGAGGACACCCGCAAGGTGCTTCTCGGCGAGGTGTCCAAGTCCCGCAGCGAAGCGAAATCGCTGCGGGAACGGCTGAAGGCCGCCGAACCGAAGATCTCCGAGTACGACCGGCTCATCGAGGCGTCGAAAACGGCTGAGGAACGCGCCCTGGAGGCGCGACAGGCAGCCGAACAGCGCGCCGCGGCTGCTGTGCAGCGGGTCGCCAAGGCAGAGCTGAAGGCGGCTCTCGCCGGGATTGTGGATAACCCGGATGCGGTCGTTGGGACGCTCGATCTGTCCCGTTTTGTCGACGCGGACGGTGAAGTCGACGCCGAGGCGGTCGACAACCTGCGGCGCACTTTCTCGTCGCTCACCAAGCCCCGCGCCCCTAAGCCCGACCCGTCTCAGGCGTCGGGCGCGAACAAACCTTCCGAAGCGTCGCCTGCTGAGGCGTTCGCAGCTTTTCTCAATCGGCGCCCGTAGCGCCCTTCTCCTAGGAGTCGACCGTGGCGACCACGCCGATGACGCTGAGCAGCTCCGCTGCCTCTCTGCTTCCCCCGATCATCACCGAGCCGATTTTCCAGCACGCCGTGGAATCGTCCGCCGTGATGCAGCTGGCCCGCAAGGTGCCGCTGTCGCTGGCCGCGACCACGAACATCCCGGTGATGATGGACATCCCCACGGCCGGATGGGTCAGTGAAGGTGGCGTGAAGCCGGTCGGCACCGAAGCGGTCGGCGTGAAAATCATGTCCGGCAAGAAGGTCGCGCTGCTGGTTCCGGTTTCGGAGGAGCTTGTCGCGACGAATCCGGCCGGGCTGTATGACCAGCTTCAGCAGGATTTGCCGCAGGCCATCGGCCGCGCCTTTGATTATGCGGCGATTCACGGGTTGGACCTCAAGACCGGTGGTGCCGGGCCGTTCGCCGAGTACCTGGCGATGACCCCCAACTCGCAGACCATCGGGGCGACCGCATCCAACGCTGGTGGCGTGTACACGGACCTATGGAAAGGCGTCCAGCAGGTCGTCAACGCCCCCATCTCCGGCTACAACTTCTCCGGTTTCGCCGCCGACCCGCGGCTGCGTCCCGAGGTCGCCATGTCGGTCGACGCAAACGGCCGGCCATTCTTCGTCGACGGCGGGTACAACTCGGCCAACAACAACGTCAACACGGCCTCCCTCATCGGCTACCCGGCGTTCTTCAACGTCGGAGTCTCCGGCAAGTACTACCGGCAGGGCGACAGCGTTCAGACGGTCACCATCAACGGCACCCCGACCGGCGGGACGATCGCCTTCACCGTCGGCGGGCAGACGTTCTCGGCGGCGTACAACGCGACCGGCGCGACCGTCACCACCGCAGCGAACAACGCGGGCGGGTCGGTGCTCTCCAACCTGACCGTCACCGGTTCCGCGGGCGGGCCGTACACGTTCACCTTCGCTGGCGCGTCGGCCCCAGTGATCGTCTCGCAGAAGTCACTCACCGGCGGCACCGCAGCCACCTCGCAGGCCACCGTCGCCCAGTCCCCGAACCTCGATTCCGGTCTTCGCGCCATTGGCGGCGACTGGTCGCAGTGTGCCTGGGGTCAGGGCATGGATATCTCGGTGCGCATCTCCCGCGAGGCGAACTACTACGACGGCACCAACTGGCACAGCGCCTTCCAGGAGAACCTCGTGTTGCTCCTCGTCGAGGCTTACTACGGCTTCGTCGTGAATGACCCCAACGCCTTCGTCGCGTACACGCACGCCGCCGGCTCCTGACCCATTCCACCAAGTTAGGGGCGCGTGATGGCCGTATCCGCTACCCGCGTCACGGTGGGCACAAGTCCGACCCGGCTGGATGCGACAGCCGAGTCGGACAAAGTGTCCGGTCTGGATACTCCGCGTGGGGATGGTCAGGGCGTCATCGTCTCCAATCTCGATGCTTCGGCGACCGTCTATCTGGGCGGGGCGGAAGTGTCTACGGGGGCGGGTTTCGCGCTGGCTGCGGGTGCGTCTCTGACGGTGGATCTGCGTCCGGGTGATGCCTTGTATGGCGTGGTGGCGTCTGGCACCGCCGTGTGTGGCGTGTTGCAAAGTGGGGTCTAGATGCCGCCGTCGACCTCATGGAACACGGTCACCGTCACGGGCACGTATCGACACCTTGATGGCAGCGCGAAGTCGGGCTCGGTCAAGTTCACAGTGACGAGCCGGATCGTGGCGGCCGGGGACAAAGTTATCTTCCCGGCTGGGGCATCGGTTAGCGTCAACCTCGACAACGCTGGGCACTTTTCCGTCGCCCTGCCGGCCACGGATGACCCGGATATCTCCCCGGTCGCGTGGACGTACCGCGTCGAGGAAACGTTCGCCGACGGCGGGAACGCGACTTACGCACTGTCGGTACCTCTCGCGTCGGCCGGCGCAGGTATCGACCTGACGTCGGTCGTGGTGCCCAGCGCCGCCATTCCGGATACTGCGCCGCAGTTGCGCGGGATTCCCGGCGGTGTTGCCGCTCTGGACCCGTCCGGTCAGGTGATTGACGGGGCGGGAAACCCGGTGGCGGGGCAACTTCTCGCGGGCTATTACGCGGTGCAGGTGGATCTGTCCGGCGTGCCGTACATCATCGTTTAGGGAGTTTCCGCCGTGACACGGATCAACCTTCTATCCGCGACGGCGGCTGCCGGAACGTACGTGCCGGCGACGGATCTGCCGGCCGTTTCCCGCATCCCGACCTATGTACTGTGCGGCGCCGACGCACCGGCTCTGGCGAAGTCACGCGCGGACTACGTGTCGGACGGAACCAGCGCGTCGGACACGACTGGCTGGACAAACGCCCTGGCTGCGGCGCCGGGCAAGCAGATCGAGGTGTGGGGCACGTTCGTTCTGAACGCCCCGGTCAGCGGCACAGCAGCGGTCATTACGGGCCGCAACGGCGCCACCGTCTACACCCCGGACTCCGCGACCCCCGGTCTCCAGCTGGGCGGTTCCCGGACCGACCTGACGGCGACGATCAGCGGCACGACCCTTGCGCAGGGTACTCAGACTTTGACGTACACCGGCAGCCTCGCGGCCACCGTGAGTGCTGGGGATTACATCGCCCTGACGACCACGCAGGCGTTCGGCGGCAGCATCGCTGAGCGGCCGGGTGAGAACTTCTCCGGCGAGATGCTGCGGGTCTACAGCCACGACACGACGAACAAAATCCTGACGTTCGACACGCTGTTCCGGGAGAGCTACCCGGTCAGCGGAATGAAGCTCTACCTGTACAACTTCCCAGCGACTCGGACGGTTATCACCGGCCTCCGCGTCGTCGCCCCCGGCTCCACAGGCCACCCGCTGACGACGGCGACGAGCAGGTGCCGGCCTTTCGTCGTGTCTTACTCAAAGGCGCCGTTTATCAGCGACGTCTCGGTGTCCGGCGACTATGCGCGCGAGGGCGTCGCGTTCTATGAGTGTTGGACGCCGACTGCGTATCGTTGCACCGCCGAGAAGGTCAACGACCTGGCCGGAACAAACGGCACCTACGAAGCCTACGCATTCCGGGCGATGGGCTGCGAGGAGCCGGTTTTCGACCTGTGCTACTCCCTTGAGGGGCGGCACGGGTTCGAGATCAACGGCGGCCAGACCGGTTACGGCTTGTCCGCGGGGAACGTCCGGCCGATCACCTACCGTGCGGCTATCCGTAACTGCACCGCGAGGCACGCCTGGGGCGCCGGAGCCGGTGACCACCCAGGCTCGGCCTTCACGCGCTTCGAGTCGTTCACAGCCTGGAACTGTTCCGGCGGGATTTTCGTCCGCGGTCGGAATGCCTCAATTACCGGCGATCTCACCTATGTGGGTGCGCACCACAGTCAGGGCCCGTACTCGGCGAACCAGGGCAATGACCATGCGATAACCATCGGTGAGCAGCTGCGGGATTCCTCCGGGACCGCCCGTACGGACACGCACGGCGGCTGGTGTGGCACCGGCTTGTACATCGACGTGCGCCTCAACATGGACCTGACCGGCGTCTCCGGCGCCACATGCCACGTGTTGCACAGCGTTCACCCCCTCGACAATGCGACGATCCGCATCGGCGGCCGTGCGATCCCCACCGGCAATGGGATCAACATCATCGGGGATTACACCAAGGACGCCGACATCGAGATGACCGGTCTCGACCTGTCGTCCGCATACTCCGGCACCACGAATGGCTGGTTCTTCCGGTTCGCGCCGGCCACTACGAGTCCCGCGACCACCACCGGGCAGACCTGCCAGGGCCTGACCCTCAACGGCTCGGTTCGCAAGCCGCGCATGGGTGTCGTCTACATCGCGGGTAATGCCGCGAATGACTCCAACGTCACCGACGGCACGATCGACGTCGACTGCCGCGGGCTTCACTCGTCGTGGGCCGGAACCCAGGCCATCGTTTTCGGATCGGCGCCGGACGGAACCACGACCGGGCGCCACGGCCAGTGGACGTTCGGCGACAACAACCTCCCGAACTTCACCGCGGCGAACGGCTATGGCCTGTCGACGGCCACAATGTCGACTCCCCCGCTGTGGGGTGGCCGCAGCCGGTTCTCCGACGGCTACCGGATTTCGGGCATCCCGCGCCTGCCAACGGGGCAGGTCAGGCACCCGCAGAACACCAACATGGCCACTGTGACGGTGGCCACGGGTGACCGGAACGCACTGTTTCTTTTTCCCGTCTTCGGGTGCGGGCAGACATTCTCCGGGGCGCATTTGGGGTGCACAAATGCTGGCACCGTGGCCTCGGACGGCGCGGGTGTCGTGTTTCGCGTCGGCGCGTATGCCGATGACGGCACGGGTTCACAGCCGGCGCTTGCTGCGGCGCTGTACGACTCGGGGGCGCTCAGCCCCTCGACTACTGGGTGGATTACCGGCGGCGCCGCCTTCACCGAACCGGTCGGCAAATACTGGCTGGGCGTGGTGCTGCAATACACGGGCACTCCGACCACGCTGCCGACGATGGTGTCGATTTCATCTCCGATTCTCGGCGGGCCAGCAATGGCGGCGGCCGGGTTCACTACGACGAACACCGGAACGAACGTCAACCAGCCGAGGAGCTGGAAACAGACCGGCGTGACAGGCGCGCTGCCGGTCTTGACGGCTCTGACGCAGGACGTCAACGCACGAGTCATCCCTGGATTGGTGGTCTGATGGCGTTCACGGGTGACGGGCAGACCCGCACGCAAATTTGGTGCGTGGGCCCGAATCAGCATGCCCTTTGGCAGACGGACGTTGCGTACAGCCTGTCCGACAAGATGAGCACGGCGGTGTGGGTGACATCCAGTCCCGTGGCGGCCGGGCAGGCGCCCTATTACGAGGACGAGCCGCTGGATAAGCCGACGTCGTGCCCGTTGTGTGGGTCGGCGTTGATGCGGACCGGCGAGAACATCCCGAACAACTCCCAGGCCCGGATTAACAAAAACCACTGGGTGTAGACGGCTGAGGAGGTTGCGCCGTGGCCTCCACCGTCCAGAACCAGACCACCAACCCGCAGACGTGGATCGCGTCCGGCGCGTCCATGGCGGTTGCGGGCAGCCGTATCTGGATGCTCACCGAAAACGGGTCGTCGACTAACGGCGGCTTGCAGCTGTACTACAGCGACGACAACGGCGCCACGTGGACCCGGCTTGTGCAGGTCAACGCCGGGTCCACGATCAACGGGGCGTTGGTCACGTATCAGGTGTCCAGCGTCTGGAACTTGGCCGTCGTTTACGCATCGAGCACGACGGCCGCGGTTGCCCTGTCGATCCGCACCATCACTAGCAACGTCAACTCGGGAACGCCGGGGTCGTTGTCGACGGCGACGACGATTGACGCGGGCGGCACCGGCGCCGGTATCAACATGCCGTCCGTCGAGGTCACCAACACCGCGACGAACCCGCGCA